GAAAATGTTTTCTGGTAATCAGTCATACGTACAGGTGCGTGAGCAAATGGAGAAAAACTCTGAACTTTTAAAAAAGTATCAGAAAGACATGTTCGATGATAATATTTCCGCTTACAAATCCAATCTTAAAAACTATTCTAAGGAGAAGCTTGAAACGGAATTGAAACTTGCTCAATCGTCTGCATCCAAACGCAATGGTTTTGTTGTAAACGGGATGATGGTTAAAGGGGGAGATTTAGAAAGTGTTATTTCTTCAATTAATGGAGCGTTGGCTAAAAAGAAATCCCCTACTACTTACAAGCAGGATTATGAGAAAGCGAAGAAAGACTGGGATGATGCTAAGAAGAAACTTTCTGAAATAGAAAAGAATAAATCCAAGTTTACTTCAAAGCTGTATGAAGAAGCTAAGAAACGAGTAGAAACAACTGAAAAAGCCTATAAAAATTTGGGCGGTATTACTGGTAGTTCTTTGACCAAGCAGGAAAAAGCTGCTGAAAAGCAAAAAAAAGAACAAAAAAAGACAGCCGAACAACTTCTTTCACTTCACCGTCAGAACCAACAGGATGAAATCAACCTGATGAGAGAAGGCACGGAAAAGAAGTTGAAACAGATTGACCTTGATTATCAGAAACAGATTGATGCGATAAGAAAACAGGAGGAAGAATGGAGCGAAGCCGGTAACGGTAAGCTGACCGACAAGCAGGCACAGAAAATTTCAGAAGCTTATACCAATGCCGAAAGTATGAGAGATAAAGATATTTCCGATGTAACTGAAGGACAGCTGAAAGCCGAACAACAGGCTTTGAACGACTACTTGAAAGAATATGGCACGTTCCAGCAGCAGAAATTGGCTATCGCCCAAGAGTATGCGGAAAAAATAAGGAAAGCACAGGAAGAAAACGGTGTTAATAGTGCACAAGTAAAGTTACTGGAGAAACAACGTGATGTTGCCATACAGAACAAGGAAACAGAAGCCATAAAAGCCAATATAGATTGGGTTACTGTGTTCGGTGAGTTTGGTTCCATGTTTTCCGACATGATAAAGCCCGCCTTGGACGAAGCGAAAAAATATGTACGGACTGACAAGTTCAAGAACTCCGATCAGGCAAGCCAGAAATCATTGATTGACGCCATCAGCCAGATGGAAAAGTCTTTGGGTGGTACAAGTGGAGTCAACTTCAAGAAACTTGGAGAGGATGTAAAAGCCTATCAAATAGCAGAACAGAATCGTATCAGTGCCATAGGGATTGAAACAGCTGCTTTGGAAAGACTAAAGAAATCACAGGATGATTACACCAAAGCGCAGAAGGGCGGAACGGAAAGTGAGAAACAAGCCGCAGCAAACGCTCTTGAAACAGCACGGCAGAATGCTGACATTGCATCCGCCAATGTGAAGACACAGACTGATATCGCCAATCAGGCCCAGCGTAATGTGACTGATACTGCCACCATACTGAAAGCAAGCATGGAAAATTTGTTGGGAGGCTTGCAGCAGATTTCATCCGGTGGATTGTATAACGCATATAGCGGAATTATCAAAACCGTGAACGGATTCAAGGATGTCATAGGAAAAACGTCAGAATCTCTTAAGGAGGTTCCCATTGTCGGATGGATTCTGTCCATCATTGACGTACTCAAAGACGGATTAAGTGATCTTGTCGGTGGTCTGCTTGATGCTGTTCTGAACGCTGTCAGTGGAATTATCGGTGATGTCTTGTCAGGGGATTTGTTTGTCACAATCGGCAAGTCATTGAGGAACGGCATAGGAAACATCCTGAACGCAATCTCATTCGGAGGCTTCAACTCCTTGTTTGGAATAGGTGGAAACGCCAAGGAAGTACAGGAAACGATAGACAGGCTGACGGACAGGAATGGAACTTTGCAAACGGCCATCGAGGATCTGACTGACGAGATGAAGGCAAGCAAGGGAATGAAATCGGTTGAATCTTACAGGGAAGCTGTAAAGTATCAGGAGGAAGTCAATAAAAACTATCTGCAAATAGCAAAGGAGCAAGCCGGATATCATAAGAGTCACGGCAGCTGGCAGCATTATCTGAAATGGACGGATGAAATGCTGGAACACGCAAGAAAAGCTACCGGCATGCAGGATTTCTCCGGCACCGATTCCTTGTGGAATCTGACCCCCGAACAGATGAAGGCTCTACGGTCGGACGTATGGCTATGGGATATCATGGAATCTTCCGGTAAGGGAGGTTACGGTGAGCGTGTTACCGACAAGCTGGATGATTATATAGAGCAGGCAGGAAAACTGGAAGAACTGACCGACAGTCTTTATGAGGGCCTGATCGGAATGTCATTCGATTCCATGTATGACAGTTTTATAAGCAGTCTGATGGATATGGAGAAGAGTGCGGAGGATTTTGCTGATGACATATCCAAATATTTCATGCAGGCGATGCTGTCAAATGCCATCGGTGAACAGTTTAGTGACAAACTGAGGACATGGTATGATAAATTCGGTGAAGCCATGAAGGATGATGGTACGCTTGACAATAATGAGCGTAAGGAGCTGATGGATGAATACATGGGTTATGTGGACGAAGCCATGAAGCTCCGTGACGAGCTTGCCGCAGCAACCGGATATGACAAGATTTCGCAAGAATCCTATTCTCAATCTTCTTCATCAAGAGGGTTCGGCACTGAAATGACGCATGAAGATGCAGGAGAGTTGAACGGTAGGTTTACAGCATTGCAGATTACAGGAGAAGAGATAAAGAATCAAAATATCATTCAATCTCAATCACTTAATCTACTGACAGTAAAAGCAGATGCTCTACTTTCCATAAATACGGAAACAAGAAATATTGCTGATGATACGCGGGATTTGATAGCGCAATCCTATCTTGAATTGGTACAGATTTCAGAAAATACAGGGGCAATCGTCAAACCTATTCAACAGATGCAAAGAGATATAGCAGAGGTTAAAAAGAATACAGCAAAATTATAGTTTATGAATGAATTATTAATTAATGGCGAAAACGCTTATACAACATGGGGTGTGAGAATGGGAGAGGGGTTTCTTGATGTTATTGGGGCATCCGCTCCCATGAAGGATTTTATTGAGAACAAAAGCCGACTTGAACATGGGAAACGGGTAATAATCAATAATCCTAAAGTCGATGAGAGGGAAATAACTCTTTCGTTCACTATCGAGGGTAATTCTCAGTCTGACTATCAAGCAAAGAAAAAAGCTTTCTTTGAAGAATTGTATAAAGGTGTGGTTGATATTCAAGTTCCGGCTAACAGTAATGAGATTTATCATCTGATTTATCTTGGGAAAAGCGTTGCTTACGCACAGAGTTTAAACCGAACTTTCGGAAAAATTTCAGCCAAGTTTAACGAGCCAAATCCGGCAAACAGAAGCTAATTCACGACATTGGTTTTATTGTCGTGTATGTGAGTGCTCAAAATTGGGCACTCTTTTTTTTATCTCCGAACTTTGAAGACATGGAACAAATCGACATCAAAGACATATCCGGTGCTATCCTGCTTACAACTTTGATCAATGAAGGCTGCAAGCGTAAGTTCACTCTGATGAAGGAGGACTACATCATGTTAAAGTTCTCCTTAGAGAATCCCATATATTTCAAACTTGGCTCATACGTGGAATGTAACTTCGGATTGTTCGAGGTGTGCGACTTGCAGAAGCCCGCATTCAACACCAATACCGCCGGCTACGATTACGAATTAAGACTTGACGCCTACTACTGGAAATGGAAAAACAAAATCTTCAAATATACCCCGGAGACGACCGGACAGGAGGCGTCCTGGAACCTGACCGCTCCGCTTGACGTACAAGCCGGTATAGTCCTTAGAAATTTGAAAGCTCTTGGTTACACATACAAAGGACAGGATTTTGTTTTCTCCATTGATTCCACAGTCGAAAACAAGTCCCAGTTGATGAGTTACGACAACATCAACATCCTTGACGCTTGTTTTGAGATGGCGAAGAAATGGGATTGCGAATGTTGGGTGACTGAAAACATCATCCATTTCGGGCGTTGTGAGTCCGGCGATGCGGTGGATTTCGAGATCGGGAAAAACGTGCAGGAAATGTCACAGTCAGAATCCCGGTCCACTTATGCTACCCGTATCTACGCTTTTGGTTCCACCCGTAACATACCGGCAGACTACCGCCCCATTGACGAGACCGTGGTTGTGAACGGTGTGGTGCAGCGCAGGCTGATGTTACCCGTAGGCACTCCGTACATAGACGCTTATCCTGATATGACCACCGAGGAAGCCATTGAACAAGTGGTTATCTTCGATGAAGTCTATCCCCGAAGGGTCGGCATCATGTCGGATGTCACCACTATCGAAGTGCCGGACAAGGTGGAGAATGAGGACGGCACAACCACCGAGGAAAAATGGAATGCCTACCGCTTCAAGGACACGGGTGTTAACTTTTCCGAGAAATATATCCTCCCCGGTCAGGAGCTGAGGATACGTTTCGCGTCCGGACTTCTCAACGGTTTGGAGTTTGCCGTGAAGTTCAATCCTGAGGGAAAGCCGGAGAAATTGGAGGATGGCGGATGGAACCCTGAGGCACAGCTTTGGGAGATAGTCAGGAATGAGGACTATGGCAGACCGCTTCCTGGTGATGTGCTCTTTCCCCAGGATGGAGATGAATATGTGCTTTCCGGCTGGGACAGCACGAAAATAACCGAACTTGGGCTTGTGGGTGCCGCCGAGCAGGAGTTGAAGGAAAAGACTGAAAAGTACGCTGCCAAATCCAAGATAGACCCGAGTACCTATGGCTGCACGATGATGTCAAATGACGCATACCGTGAGGATGGCGTTCATAATTTCTATGGCATCGGTCAAAAGGTCAACCTTATCAACAAGGCTTATTTCGAGAACGGAAGACAGTCAAGGGTTATCGGATTTGAATTCAATCTTGACTATTCCTTTGACTCACCTGTTTATACTGTCGGGGAAACCACCGCCTATTCCCGTATCGGGGAGCTGGAGGAAAAGGTTGAGAGCCTTACCCTGAAGGGACAGACCTATACGGGCGGTGGTGGCAGCGGTGTGTATGTGATCGGAAGCCACGACTCCACCCCTGCGACAGACCATAACGTGTATTCCGCATTGCGCTCGCTGATCATGTTCATGCGCAAGGACACGGAGGAACGCACCGGTTTCCTATTATCCCTGTTGGGCGGAACCGTCATCAAGAAATACGCCAAGTTTGGTGATTTCGTTACTGGTGTATCAGGTGGTTACATAGACGAAAAGGGCAATCTTGAAATGGAAAGCGGTGTATTTCGTAAGCGTTTGTTTGTTCCTGAAATAGCCTATAACCGTACAACCTATTTCAAAGGACGTATGGTAAACTCCCCCGGTGGTGGTTGTACCGTATTGTCATACGTGGATAACGGCGATGGAACCTACACCATCGCTCCCGATCTGACAGATGCGGACGGATTGAGCCAGTTTGTTGATGACATCCTTACCACCTATTTTGTGACTAAAAATAGCGAAGGCAAACTGAACGGTTTTGAAGAAATGAAATTCCGTGTGACTGCCGCAGATTATACTGCCAAGAAGTTTACTGTCATTCCCCGTCCGGGGCATTCTGACTGGAAACCTGCCGAGCAGATGGTATTGGCACAAACAGGTAACTTTACGGACCCGGAACGTCAGACTTATATACT